TCCGTTAACATTACCAACTTCAAGAATATTTGTAGAGGAGTTCCAAGTTCTAACTCTACCAGTTGTTCCACTAACAGATCCGGTGACAATTTCATTAAACACAAAATCTCCAGAAGAACTCATATTTGGATCAGAGACAGTAATTGTAGGTGCGGTGCTGTATCCAAGACCAGCGTTAATAAATCTAATAGATGTAAGAGTTCCTCCAGAACCTATAATAGCGGTTGCAGCAGCAGAAACTACCTTAGTAGAATCTTTTTCGCTAATAAGGTTAGAGATAGTGACGGTTGGATTCGTTGTATATCCACTTCCAACGTTAGTCAAATTCAAAGCAGTAATAGTTCCTGCGGTTCCAATTGTCGCCGTCGCTGTTGCAGTTGTACCTACTCCTATTGGTCCACTAATAGTAACTGTTGGTGCAGTGCTATAGAAAATACCCGCATTTGTGATAGTAAGAGAGATTGTACCACCAACTCCTGTTGTTGCTGCTGTTGCTACAGCTCCACCAGGGACATCAATGGTAATCGTTGGTGAGGTTGTATATCCAGAACCAGCATCTGTAAGAGTAACGACTCCAACAACACCATCACCAATCTTGGTTGTAGCTGCAGCACCTGCTCCACCACCACCAATAAATCTAACACCGGGTGCTACAGTATATCCTGCACCAGGATTTACAATATCAACTGCTTGAACAGATCTTGATTTTGGATTAGCACTTTGATTACATACAACAATTCCTCCGATCATTCGAGCAGAGGCTATACCAGTAACTCCACCAGCTGGTGCAGAAGATATTCCAATTCTTGGTACTCCTGTATATCCTCCACCTCTATTAGTGACTGTGATCAATCTGAGACCACCAGAAGTAACGATACCTGTTACTGCAGTAGCGGTGACTCCAGTTCCAACTAAAGTTAGAGTTTGAGATACTCCTATCAGAGTAGAGATTCCATCTTCAGTAAGTCCATCAGACTCTCCACCAGTAAGAGTGTCATCAATCTCATCAATGCCAGTATCAATAACTTCATCACCAAGACGGAAGAGTTCGCATCTCAGTTCATAAACATAGTTTTTTTGTAACTGATAAAATGGTTTTTCATGCTCTACAAATTTAATTTCAAATAGACGATCTCCAAGAGGAAAATAAATTAGATCTCCTTCTTTTGGTCTGGTTGATAATTTAATATCCTGTTCATTCTTAATCAAAGGAGAAATATATGTCTCAAATCTTTCCTTTGAAATAATCAAAGTTATTTCATTCGTTGCTTGAATACCAAACTTTGAAAGTATTGTTGTATTATCTCCATATCCATCAAAATTGTCTACATACGCCTCAATTGGATATGCATCATCAAACTTAGATTGTATTACCTCTCTAATAACAGTATTTTCAGACAAATACTTCCTTGGGAGATAGTGTATTTCGACACCATACATCCTCAACTGTTCGTTGATTAGATCTTGAACTAAATTTTGCTCAGACCTTGATCCTTGTTGAAAATACGGATTCAGCATAATTTTAACCGATCATATCTAAGGGAGGAAGTTCGTAAGTGTTGGACATTACCTCCCTGATTACATCAAGTTCTTTCTGTGCATCATCGTAAATCTGTCTACCGTTAAGTTCAACTCCACCTGGAAGTTTTACTCCCTGAAACTTCATAAGGTTTTGTCCCCATTGACGTTTGATCAATTGAGTAACATATCTCTTCAAGAAAGAGTCATTCCAAACTTTTGTAAAATCATTTGGATTTAGTAATCTGTAGCAGTCAATGATTAGGTAATTATCTTTTGTGACACTTCCCCAATCAACATCAAGATATAATCTATTTTGTCTCTGATTAAATCTTATTTGCTTCTGAGTATTCAGAAGAAAATCCATATCCTCCAAATATCTCTTTGTCATTGAATATGTCAACAGTTCAGTGGAACCATAATAGTAAATATCATTCAAGAACATTTGATACTTCACACTAAACATGTTGTTAGACACTGTTTGTGAACCATCATATTTAAAGATCTTTGTTATCCCAATAACTTCTGGAGGAATCTGAAGATAATTACTATTTTCTTCAAATGAGAAGGTTACTGTAGATCCATCAATTGTAGAATTAGCAGTTGTGGTTACGATTCCAACTGTCTGATTATTACCTCTTGATCTTCCTCTATTAATATCTGCTTCTGTTATCTTGTACTTTAAAAGCGTCTGAGTTACACCGTCAAAGTGTCTTTCATGAAAATATTGCAATGCATCATCTATTAGATCATCAATTTGCTCTTCAGCAACGTTGATTTCTAAAACTGGTGCCCCCAGTTGTCTTTTACAATAGTTTATTAGGTCCGACCTACTTGCTGGTTGAGCCATGTATACACTAATTCCTCAACTATATTTATGGTGCTGATGAAACCGGATTAACAACTAATATATTACCAGATATTAAAGGATGCACAGTTGATCCTCCACCAACTTCATGTTTAAGTAAAACATCATAAACATATCTGCCTTCTGATGTTGCTCTTGTATTGACAGCACCTAAGGATATTTTCAACTTTCCATCATACGCACTGGTAAATCCAACAGTGAATGATGATGTGATACCAAGAGTAGCTCCAACTGCCACACTCTTAGACATGGCAGCAGATCCACTATAATTTGTTAAATCAAACGCAGCATTTGATGTCGTATTAACAACAAAATTAGCTTCAAAATCTGAACCACCGTACATGGTTAGATTTAAACCTTTTGGTACACCAGCATCAGGATCAAAGGTTACGTTTTTAGTTGCCATTTGGAATACCTATTGCTGACATTGTTTCCTGTTGCTTATAATAAAGTTTGCAAAAACACTTAGCAATATTTTTAATTCGCTCAACATCATCACAACTATCTATTTCTCCTGCTAACTTAGTGTATTCAAAACTTTTAGTTAGATTATCTAATGTTATATCATTTGGATCCATTGATTAACTCCTTTAATAGTAATTTAATTTCGTTAATGTCATCTTTCATGTTAGCAACTTCACCCTCAATTGTTTGTACTTTTTGATGCTCTTTATCATTTACTTCACGTCTTGCAACATATTTTTCATGATCTAAAGAATTCATATTAATTATTGCTCCAGTATGCGGATCCCTTCTGAGATCCGCATGATCTTTTACTTTATACATCATGATAATGCGAGAACTCTAAGGTCCCTCACTCTTGGAACATAAGTTTGATTCTTTCCTGTAAGTAAAATCTTAATTCTATAAGATCTAAATGTTGGTAATTGATCAACGCTAAATGTATGTTCCTTGAACTCAATAGATCCACTATCAAATCCAAATGTAGGAGTCTTACCTACAAATGCATCTGGATCTCCATTGTTATTGGCAACGTTAATAATTTGACCTCTGGAATTCATATTTCCATATCCAGGGAATGGAACAAAGATAGGATTAAATCCATCTTTATTGCTTATGGCATAGAATGCTTTAATTCCTGAATAGTCATTGATATGAGCATCAAGAATAATTTTCAATGAAGTTGCAGGATTTGTCAGTTTGATTTCTTTAGAAATATACTGACAAGCTGTTGGATCATCAAAAACTCCATTTACTCTCGAATCTGTTGCAACATCGGAAATTACATCATTTACTCTGTTGGAAGAAAGAATAGTACTAACTCTTTGACCATCAAGAACCGGTGAGATATGAGAATCAGTTGTTACCATATTGACTCTCATTTGAAGAGATTTAGATCCTTCAATGTTAGTCAATTTCTCATCTTCATTTACCTTAGAATAAATCATTCTGGTAGAATCAAGATAGTTTGGTGAATTAACTACTAAAGGTTCAAATCCATTGTCAACATAAGGAATCTCATTACCACTGATACTCTTACCAGTAACAGTTCTTACTTCTGCGCTAATAGATGTTCCTCTTGTGGTTACGTTCTGAACGATTGGTGTGATAATCTCAAATGGCATGTTTTGAGTTGCCTTGATCTTAGTTCCACCGGAAGACTTAGTTGCACCAACATAAAGTTTTGGATAACCAACGTCATTACTTCTATCATCATTATCTGAGTTGAATTTCTCAGACATATCTAACTTAATATTGTAAGAATCATAAGTAATCGAGTTTCCGATAGAAACTTCACTCAGTGTATGAGTCTTATTGATTCTCTTCAAATTAACTGAACCAAGTTCATACTTGAATACAGGAGTTCCAATTGGATATGTAATGGGATTATCTCCTCTCACAACATTTCCACCAATAGTATTACCGGTAACGGAAGTATATTCGATAACTTCTTCACCAATCATGAGATAACCAGTATTAGTAGTTCCAACACCAACGTTCTCGAAAGATGTAAAGTTAGTAGAATTATCAACAGAGAGTCCGCCAGTGGAATCAGATGAATATGATGCATTTAACTTTGTTGGTTTGATGTCTGGAGAAACTCCAGAAATAATTACTCTGTTATCAGTAAAATACATTCCATGATTTTGATGATTCACTTTTAAGTGCATTCCGTCAGTATCAACATTAATGGTTGAAATCTGAATATCTCCACCTTCCCCACCAGGGAGACCATAGTTAAGTTCTGTGGTGATTCCAGCACTATTGACATACATCATAGTCTTAGCAGCACCAACTGAGAACTCACCTTGAACATTGTCAAGAATAAGTTCATTAGTTTGCCCAATACCAGCAACTGTTAGTCTTACGTTTCTACCAACAGACGCATTGCCAATAGTTGTAATTCCAAGAACATCACCAACTTGATATCCATTACCACCAGCATTACTAATTGTTGCACCACTTGCAACGATAACTCCATCAGAAACAGTAACTGAAGCTTGAGCACCTTTGCCATTACCAGTCAAAGTTACAAGATTAACTCCTGTGAAAGTAAGAGATCCATCATTTGGAGTCAGTCCAATACCAGTATTTGAAATAGTCAGGGTGCCAACAGCAGTTCCTGCAGTTCCAACTAAATCTCCAGTTGCATTAGTTGTCTGTTGGAAGAAAGTATTTCCAAGTTCGTATCCAGAGTCTGCAACTGTGCTTCCAAGACCAACTCTAATTGTTCTGGAAGTCAATTCAATTGCATCAGGTACAAGAGTTGGAATCTGCCTGTTACCTTCAGTCAGTTCTGGACTGTAGAAATCAACGGTTCCAGAATCAAGGAAGTCCGCTCTGTACATAATGAACTTGAGATCTTCCCACTGACTTGCTTCCCAAGTCGATGCATTCTGAGACTTGAACAGAGATCCAAGATATGGTTGGTTGGAAATGAATGTATCACTAAGGAGATCATTCTCACCAATTCTTGAAATATAAACACTATACTTAGTTGAGTTAGATGCAAGAGCCATTGCATACTCCGCTCCTCCCTCTAAGAAAACAGGAGCCTTGAACTCAATCGTGGTCGCAACAGATCCATCATCAGAAGTATCAATGTCTGCAGGATCAACAACAATTTCAGAGAAAGGAAGAATCTTCTGAGTTGGGAATCCATTCTCCATTGTTCTGAGTTGGAATACCAAGGGAACATCATTATCATCCTTTGTTCTAAAATAAACATCGCACTTGGTGACGAATACTCCAGTTTCCTCTTCAACTAAGAAAGATTGTGCAAGAGGGTCATACCATCCAACAATATTTTCGTTAGAAGTTTGATTGACTACCTGAGATCCTACAACCTCGGTTCCAAGATTTCTGTTTACATTTCTTTCTTGGAATTCTTGTCTTTGCTCAACTCTTGCATTTCTGACTGAAATAATATTTTCTTGAACAGTTTCAAGTGTTCCTGAAGATGTGAACCCTTCTTCAGCAATTGTAGTTGCTACATTTGGATCATTATCAATATCATTAGTCAGAGTAAAGACCTTAGTTCCTGTTTCAAATCTTGGGTGAGTGAGAATATTTGGATTTGGAATGAAGAAACTACCAGTCAGATTTGCTGCAAGATCGGAAATAAGTCTTACATTCGTAACAGTTGCTTCTGCACCACTGGTTGCTCCTCTAAGGACCATCCCTTCTGCAATATAACCACTGTACTGTCCCTGTGCCTCATTGGATAGAGAGAATGTATCAACGTTTAGAATAGTTGAAGTTGCAGAATATACTGCAGGAAGAGGAGATCCATTATAAGGATTTTCTCTAAACACCTGATCAGGTGCATTATATTCACCTTCTCTATGGTTAGATTGAGAAACTCTAAACGTAATTCTTGGTCTTCTTCCTCTTTCAACTGGACCAAGACCAGTATCAACCATTCTACCAACAACAGTTTCGCCAATCTGGAATGTTCCAGATGTCATTTCAATCTCAAGAAGTTTTGGTACACAATACTTTGTTACATTTTCCCCATCAAAGAAACCATACATTTGAGTTAGGGGTTTCATTCTCTTAGAAACAAACTCAATATTTCTTGACCTCATAGTTGCGATCAAGTCTCTACTTACAGTTCTGTCTCCAACAGACTCTCTATCAAACTGCTCAGTAACAACTGTCTGTAAACCAGTTCTGGATTCAACTCCAGTTTGAATAGTTTCTCTTAATGTATCTTCTACAGTAGTTGTAGTTGTAGTTTCAAGAATTCTTGCAGGGCTTCCAAAACCTCCACTAAAGTTATTGATCCAACCACCAACACCTCTTCTACCACCAGTAGTAGTTGTTGTTCTTCTTGCTGTAGAGTCATTAAATTCAAATCCAGTCCAGTTAGTTTCCCATGCATTCCAAACGATAGGAGCAAAACCAGTCTGTGGATCAAGACCTTCAGTTCTCTCAAGGAGAGTAACTGTTGATGCATAATCACCCTCTACATCAATAATTTTTGCATCCATTCTTACAGTATCTACCCAGGTATCAGAAGCAGGAGTAAGTTCCATCGTTCCCTGCCAAAAACTAATCAGGAAAGGAGTAACACTTTCAGTTCTTGTAGCGAATGGTTGATTGATATATTCAACTTCACTATAATCAAGGGTAATTACATCATTTGCCTTCCTAACATTGTTACCTTCAATAGTAGTAAAGTTAAGATCTGCTGTTGGATCAGTGTTAACGACTGGACCAAAGATGAGATCGACTGAGTTTGTATAATGTCTTGGTCTTAATTCTTTATGTGCCCTATCAATACTATTCTTGATTCTAAGTCCGTCTTCCTGTGCTGTAAATCCAGTGAAATTATCGACAAAGAAACCAGACTTAAATCTATTCAAACCATCAGCATCTGCAACAAACATGTTTGCAGTTGTGGTTTCTAAAGTAGAAAGAGATGTATAATATTCGAGACTTGAAATTCTATTTTCAAGTTTCTTGATATCTGTCATTCTAAATCTCTTATGCTCTAAGAATCTAAGAGATGCTTGCTTAACATTATATAAGAAAGGAGGTAGAGTAATTTCAGCAACTTCAAGTGCTTCATCGATTGGGTTTGGTCTCTGAGGAAGCTCTGATGGAGTTCCGTATACAACTTGGAACTTACCTTTCTTGTCTAAGAATACTCTGTCAATTCTACCAAGATAATGGGAGAATGTTGTAAGAATTGCTTCATCGGATGACAGAGCATTGGTTGCAGAGTTTCCTGCAGCATTAAATGTTCTTCCAAAAAATTCAAGTGGGGATCTGCTACCTTCTGTTACGGCATATTCTGAAACTCTTGGACGAATATCAATCATGTCAGAGTTTGCAAATCCATTTACAGATTTAATCTCAGTCGCATAATCAAAATTATTATATGATTCTACCGTTGTAATGTCACCATTATCAGTAGATTCATAAGAAGCACTTAGATAGTAGATTTTAAGTTTCTTTGTAGGCGAGATAGATCCTTCTTTTCTTTGAAGTCTTGCATGATCATAGAAAGTTTCTTCTTGACCAGTTCTAAACTTAAAGTTTCCTGAAATATCAAAACTGTCAGAATTTAAAGTCGAGACAATTCCTTGAATTATAGTCTCTTGGAAGGTAACAGTTTCACCTTCTGCAAACTGAATATCACTTTTATAGATGAATGAAATTTGACCAGAAGTCAGTTTTTCTGCAACGATTGCTTCAGCTCCTGTTGTTTCGCCAATGAAAGACTCTCCAACTAACAGTTCAGCAGTAGTTGTAGATGTACTATTGATGTCAGATAAAGAAATTTTGGGGGCAGTTGCATTATCAGTATCCGCAGATTCAAACACACCATGAATCTCAATTACGTCTGGAACATTTAGAGAGATCGTGTGATCTTGAACTCGTGTTCCATATGGATAGTTTCCATGAGAAAGTCCATCATTCAGAGTTGTAGATCCGATACCAGATGCTTGATTATTTGATTTGTCAACAATCAGAGTCTTTACTCTGTTCTTGATTTTAATTTTAGAAGTTGGTTTTACTTTCTTAATTGATGCAATCAAAGTAGCACCAGTATCATTAGAACCAAGACCGTAAATATTCAGTCCAGTTCCAGCAGTATTGATTTCAATCTTATCTGAAGATAACGCTTCTGTGGTTCCATCGGATCTAATCAGTGCATATCTTTCCTCATCAAATGGTAGGAAGGATTCATTAGCAGCTGCGGTGATTTGAGAAGAAAGTTGATTAGAAGTAATATTAACACTAAAGGTCTTTCTTATTGTCAGACTTGCATCACTAAGATCAACAGTGGCAATATCAGTTTTAGGTAATAATGTGTAAAGAGTATTGTCAGAAGATGGATCAAGTCTTGTAGTTACTAATCTAAAGTCACTAACATTAATACTTTCTGTTGGAAGAGCTCCTGCTACAACTCCAGGAACTGGAGCAACTGCTTCAACTGCAATAGAATTAGTGCCAACACTTGTCACTCTGGACATTGTTGGATCAGTCAGAGTTGCTGATGAGTTTGTATACTCTACAAGATCACCAACTGCAAATGCTGATGGAAAAGCATTATTAGAACTTCTTACTGTACTAACACCACCAGATGCTGCAGTAATAGTTGATACGCCAACAATAATTAATGGTGATTGGATAACATCAGCATTGAAAGTGTTGATACCAGTGTTACCATCATTAGTTGCATACACAGACTTAACATCTGCTAATGTATGTGCTGTTACTGCAATGGCAATTCTTCCATTTGGGACACCATCAAAGATTAAAGATTCATTTTGTATGAAGTCACCTTCAACTTCATATACTGTCAGTGCAGTTCCTACAGTTACAGCATCCTTCAAAAATCCAGTAGCACCACTATTAGATCCTTTAATAAAGGTTGGAACAGTAAGAGTAGTTGACTGATTAAGCGACAGATGAGTTACAGTCTGTACATCATATAGTGAAATATCCCATTCATTTAAACTATCATTGTTGGCATCATATGATCCAGACTCCAGTCTGTAGTCATAGACTCTTGCAACACCAATTTCTTTACCCACTGCTGAGGTATCAGATGTTACACCAACTCTTTGATCCCTTAAACTAAGAACATATGTATTTCCAATGCCAATATCAGGTGCTCTAAGAGTTCTGTTTACTCTCAGAGTTGGGCCAGTGTTGTATATAATCGACTGATCATCAATAGTCTTTGTTGTTCTTGGTTTTGGAACG